GTTTCCCGTACCCTGCACACTTTGCAAAATTGGAGGTCGACGAAGTCGAAACAAGAAGAACTACTCTTCGTTGTCCGGCTGATGTCACACACTTCCTAAATCAAAGGTATGAAGGACACGTAATGTGCACGTCTTCTGAAAAGAAATCAGTTTCCCAGGAAATGGTTAGTGGGGCTGCGTCTATCAATCCTGTGTCCAAGTCGCTTAAAGGAAAAATTTTGACTTTCACACAGTCTGACAAGGAGGCCCTTCTCTCAAGGGGCTATGCAGATGTCCATACTGTACATGAGGTACAAGGTGAGACTTATGCAGACGTATCGTTAGTTCGACTAACACCTACGCCTGTATCTATCATCGCAAGAGACAGTCCGCATGTTCTGGTCTCGTTGTCAAGACACACAAAATCCCTAAAGTACTACACCGTTGTGATGGATCCTTTAGTTAGTATCATTAGAGATTTAGAACGGGTTAGTAGTTACTTATTAGACATGTACAAAGTAGATGCAGGTACTCAATAGCAATTACAGGTCGACTCTGTGTTTAAAAATTTCAATCTTTTTGTAGCAGCTCCAAAGACTGGAGATATATCTGATATGCAATTTTACTATGATAAGTGTCTTCCTGGGAACAGCACGTTGTTGAACAACTACGACGCTGTTACCATGAAATTGACTGACATTTCTCTGAATGTCAAAGATTGCATATTAGATATGTCTAAGTCTGTAGCTGCTCCGAAAGATGTCAAACCAACTTTAATACCGATGGTACGAACGGCGGCAGAAATGCCTCGCCAGACTGGACTGTTGGAAAATCTAGTTGCGATGATTAAAAGAAATTTTAATTCACCAGAGTTGTCCGGAGTAGTTGATATTGAAAATACTGCATCTTTAGTGGTAGATAAGTTTTTTGATAGTTATTTACTTAAGGAAAAAAGAAAACCAAACAAAAATTTTTCACTGTTTAGTAGAGAGTCTCTCAATAGGTGGATAGCAAAGCAAGAACAAGTCACAATTGGTCAGTTGGCCGATTTTGATTTTGTGGATCTTCCAGCCGTTGATCAGTACAGGCATATGATTAAAGCGCAACCGAAGCAGAAACTGGATCTGTCAATTCAGACAGAATATCCAGCGTTGCAAACGATTGTGTATCATTCAAAGAAAATCAATGCAATATTTGGTCCTCTTTTCAGTGAGCTTACAAGGCAATTACTTGACAGTATTGACTCAAGCAGATTCTTGTTCTTTACGA